GTGACCTTAAGACGTGGGTACTGGGCACAAAAGTCAAAGTTGGTCCCACGCCTTATAAACAACCCCAAGGCCTTGTTGAACGCCCTGATGAGTGTGTATACGTTGCCAGTACTCGATTGGCTGCACAACACTTGGTCCTCAACCTCAAACGTCTTCTATGCAGGTTGTTCTAACCCTCAGGATTTGAATGTATTCTTGACCCATGCATCTGTCAATCGTCACGTCCTTGAGGACGATGTCAGCATGATGGATGGTAGCCACTCAGTACACTCCCAGAATTTCTTTCGTTCGGCCGTTCTGCGGTGCTTTCGGGGTGTTCATCGTGACACTTTTGAATATCTACTTCGCTTGTGTCAATCCTTGAAAGTCACCCGAGGAAAGTTGCGCCTCATCATTGTTGGGCCCAACCCTTCTGGTGTTCCTGTTACGTCGTTATTGAATTCTATAACTACTGCCTTCGTTCGTATATGTGCCCTTTACTATGCCTATACTGGAGTAGATGTAACGATGGAAGATGATCGTATTCCATTTTCCAACTTCATGAAGTGTGTCTATTGTGCTGTTGCTGGTGATGATGGGTGTGTGTTTTTGCCTGCTTCTTACGCCGGGACTACTACATTTTCCTCTACTTTTATGTCCCGTTATATTCATTACTTTTCTTTGAGCGGTTTTGATGTCGGGCCTACGAAGATACGCACCCACCTCCCACACCAGTGGAGACTACATACATTCCTAGCGATGCGTCCGTACTGGTCTGGCGATCGCTATGAATACGGTGTTGAAATTTCCCGACGGATGAAGTCCATGTTCTGGATGCTCGACAAAAATCACCACCCGCTAGCATGGGGTCGTGGAGTGGCACTCTCCCTTTACAGGGCTTCGCGCCACGTGCCTGTTGTTTCCGACATATGTCGTTGGTATTTGTCTTGTACCCGCGGTGTCACGACCTCCATTTCCATTGCTTCATTTACCAATCCCTATTCCAGTGTTTATGGCTATGAGGTCATGGGAGACATTAATGATCGTTGTATATCTGAGTTTTGCATCGACTACGATGTCTCCCGTGACCTTTATCAGGACTTTTTGGTCTACCTCTGGTCCCAAACTAATCCTTTGATCAATTTAGATCACCCAATCCTCTGGGCTATCGCCCAGAAGGAATAAACTTTCTTTGGTGTACTCGCCTTGGTATTAGCTTTGCTCACTCTGCCTGACGAAGAAGAAATATGTCAAGCGACCGCTCCTCCGCGTCATACTCCAAGCCTAGCGATTATAGCGCAGTACGCGACCGCGCTAATCGGGTGTCTCTCGATGATCTCGCGCTGTCTCTGGTTTTGCCACACGAACACAAGCCTGTGCGATTCCCAGTTGTCCCTGCCGCCCTCACCTCACTTCTGAACGTGATGACAGCTGGAACTGTGGCAGTGCCAGATGGTACAGCGACCAGAGCGTTCTTGTGCCGAGATCCGGCTTACCCGCTTTGGATTGAGAAGACATTTACTAGTTCGTCCTTCTATCTCCAGTCTACTGGCTCTGCCACAACTTGGAACATCACCGCTCGTACCAACGCAGTGATGATGCTCCCGGTCTGGGATAGTGTCGAAGCCGACAATGCCCCACCAATTCTGAATGGCATTACCGTCACCCCGGGCGCCATTATTGATAACGGAGTCTTAGCCACCGCACCCGGCACTCAAGCCATCTTTATCCCGCCCGGTAGTCAATTTTGCATCCGGGTCTACACCGGCACGAGCGGCGTGGGTACTGGCCTTGAGTTTGAGGTTTGCTATTTGATCGGTGGTGAGGAGTTCTGTTCCACTGTGGTGGCCCAAACGTTCACAGGTGGGTTTATGTTCTCTGGCACCGCCGGGGGATCAACCGCCACCAATGGGACGCTCTCAGAGGGAATCGTGCCGTATGGCGTTTGTCACATTCGCCAAATGCGCACAACTGCGACAGCTCCTGCTGCCGCTGCTACTCCGCTCCTTCAGTTTGGTTGGGCCTCATCTGGGACCGTTGGTTCCCCGACAGCAACACCCACCAAGCTGTTTGCCCCGTATGGGCCCCCTCCAGAGTTCGGCGCCTCCACTGTCCCATACGGACGCACACGTCTGAACGCCTCGGCAGCGCTCTTCACTAACGTTTCCTCGGCTCTGAATAAGGAAGGCACGGTTCTGGCCGGGCGCTTGCGCGCGTCTGTGGTAGACCCCTGGAATTTCCAGACCGCTAACCTAAATTCGGTGCATCCCTCCATGCGTTACTTCGGCCCCCTTGAGAAGGGGCTATATACTTTCACCAGCCCGACAGGAAATGATGCAGGATTCGCTGACGCTTGGGTGACCATGCCTAGCGTCGCTCTTAGCAACACAGCGGCCCGCCCACTCTTCAATCACAGGGACATCGGCATGTACAATGCTATGATTTTCAGTGATTTGGGTAACACTAGCGCGGCCACGCAATTAGCGGTGAGTTGCTATGGGCATCTAGAGTTCGAGTCCAGCTCCGCCCTGTTCACACCTGGTGTTAGTTATTTGACCCTGGAGCACCTCCACGCAGCTGAGGTGGCCTTACTCCAGTTTGGTCATTTCCACGAAAACCCCACACACTGGGCCATTATTGCGGCAGCAGCAAAACAAGCCCTTCAGGTTGTGGGGCCTATGATTGCGCCGTATGTTCGGCAACTTGCCGAGAAGATGGTCGATAAAGGGATTGAGATACTAGCACCCAAGAAGGACGTCAAACCCCAACCGCCTAAACCGGAGGCGAAGCGTGCTAGGCCACGCAGACAACGCGCTAAAGTAGCCAAGGCGCAGAAATGAGCGTGCGTTAGACTAGATCATTGTATCGCTTACTAGATAGTACTGATGATCGGCTGGCAACCGTGAAA